CGTTGTGCCCGTTGTGCCCGTTGTGCCCGTTGTGCCCGTTTTTGTTGTATCCCCGAGTATTAACGAAGATGTATCGGCACCAACAACACCTGTTAAAAATTTACCTAAATCTGTTAATATTTTTGGATTAGTAGCATATTGACTATCAATAGCATCTAATGCTTTAGTTGCCACATCTTCTGTAATTTTACCTGTTTCTAAAGCTTCCCTAACTGCTTCATACGCAGATTTTTTATTTTCAGTGTTAACATCAGTAACGCCAGTGTCCGCAACTTTAGTTGCAGTAAAACCACCACCTTCTGTTGCGTTTGTTGGTGTTACAGTAAATTTTCCGGCAGAAGAACCCTCAGTAGGTTTTTCCCCAACCCATGCGTCAATATGTTGAAGTATTACTTCTTTACCACTAGGGTCTTTTCCTACAATGTCCCAACTATTTGGCAACGCACCTTGTTTATACACACCATCAGTAGTAAACGTTGCACCAGTTTGAACAACATCTTGTCCAGCTTGTGCGCTTGAAATAAAGAAATCCAACGCACCTTTAGCTAAAGTTGATGCTAATGAAGAATCAACACCATATTTTTGTTGTAACGTTGCAGCAATTTGGTCTTGAGTTTGACCACTATTAGCTAACGTTTGCGCTTCAGATTTAGCTGCATTTTGTGTTTGAGCGGTTTGAGCTTCCGCCCTAGCTTGTGCTTCTGCAGCAGCTTTAGCTTCCGAAGCAACTCTAGCAGCTTCTGCCGCTTGAGCTGCTAAATCTGCTTGTTTTTGTGTGTAATCACTAGCTTCTGCAGAATTTTGAATCTGTTTTGTAATATCATCAATTGATGTACCGTTAGCTGCCGCTTTGGTCCAAGCATCTAGACCAGCTTGCTCTGGGGCACGACCTAAATAAGTTCTGTAAGCTTCTGTAATGGCATACTGATCATCAATTGTTTTTTGTTGTGCTACATAATTATCGTATGTATTTGACAAATCCGTCATTTGATTAATAACGGGTTGTGCTTGATTACTAATTGCTATTGCTTTATTTTCTAACTCTTTAGCTTGAGCAACTAAAGTATTTGGTGTCACTACTACAGTCGGGTTACCATCAGCATCAGTAATCGGTTTTCTTTCTGTATGCGCTGGAACATAATTACCATCGGCATCATAACCAGCGGCAACTTGTTGTGGTGGCCCTAACTTAGTATAAGAAACTACGTTGCCATCTTCATCTTTATTTGCTTGATAATCAGGGTTTTGAGCATATGAGCTATTGCCTGAATAAAAATTATTGTATTCAGTGTTAGTATTATTATACTGTGTTTGAATTTCATTAAATTGATTTCTTAAATCATTTAATGTATTCTTTGCGCCGTTGTATGCCGATATAGCACCAAACTGACCTAAGGTAATAGCTGAAGCTTGAGCAATTGCATCAGTAACACTCTTACCAGACATGATAGCTTTTGCTGCAGCATTAGTAGCATTAATAGCCAATTGACTATTAATGTCACCTTGCTTAAATAATAAGTTACCACTAGAATCAGTCATATTCATTAACTGACTATTGACTGCGCCACTGATAGCACCAGAAACACCAGCCATTAATACTTGGTCAAAATTCTTACCGCTTGCTGCTGCGGCTAATGCTGATCCGGAAGATCCGGAAACAATTTGAGCAATTAAACTTGGATTAGCAACACCACTATTTTGAGCTATTAACATGGTTGTTTGCTCTGAAAAAGGTATTGTTTCAAAATCAGTAGCACCGCCAAGTTGTTCGCCAACATACTGACCAGCATACGCTGCTGCCGCAGATAAAGCAATTTGACCAATATTGCCGCCATTGGCCGCGGTAACGGCTGCGGAGGCAATTGGATAAGGTACACCAACCGCTGTTAAAGCAACCGTCTCAATAACTGGTAATGGGTTCTTAATAATGGTTTCAAACGTTTTACCAACCGTTCTACCAACATCCTCAAAGACGTGACCAACACCAGAGAATGTATCTCCAATGCTTTTAAATGGGTCAAAGCTACCGCCGCCGCAACCCATTATTTTGCCTCCCTAATATCCACGGTACCTTTGTATATTTTGTCGCCTTTGTGGGTTTGTCCGGTATCCTCAACGGAGATAGGAAAACCTGCGCGTTTTACCAATTCAAAAATCTGCGTGTTAGACGTTGTGCCTGTAACTGTTTCGTAACCAGATTTGTGCATGGCTTTCATAAAGCCTTTAAAGTTACGAATAAAGTTTTTAGGAGTATCCGCATCAAACACAAACATTGCCGCATTTTTAGGACTTAAAATACGAATTAAAAATAGAGTATTGCCTTCCCTTAAAATGCGAAACTGGTTAGTCTCTAATAGCTTGTGAATCCCAGCGTAGGTCTTTTTCCAATCGTAACCCGTCCCATGCAGCTCCTCACTGCGCTTAATGATGTCTTGCGTGGACATCTGTTTAGGAAGGGTAATTTTATTATGGTTTGGCATGACATTGTTCTATTTACACTAATACGCAGATATGCGATTTTTTGCCCTAAATCAACGACTTGGACCATTAATTATTGTCGTTACGTCGTCAGCCCAATCCTGCCAAGTTTCAAAGGTTGCCGATCCTGGAATGGGAAATACTGAAAATGTTGGCAATTCAGCAATTTGATCTGCAGCTTCCCGCCATTGAATTTCAGGCAAATCTGGCAATGTTTCTTGGCCATAATAAATAATAAAATTACCGTTCCATTCTTCCCAAGTCATTGAACTTGCAACACAAGGAAAGAACTGTTGAAAATTAGGGTCGCTCATCACCAAACTCTGCTGTGATCAAATTACGACCCATCTGGTAATTACCGTTAACTTCGTTTGATTCAAATTTTAAACGTACTAAGCGGTGCTCTACACGCAGGTCAATTTTGCCAGTGTCTTTAGTAAAGTAATAAGGGCCAGAGGATTCTTCGTATGGGCCAGAAGCAAACTTACGGCCTAAAATAGTCATAGCCATAGTACCTTCTTGCAAGAAGTTTGGCTCAACACGGCGTAAATGCATACGGCGGTTAACACCAACTAAACCATTTTGACTAGGATTTCCAGTTAACCAACTAATATCACTAGTAGTAATACTAGAGTACACCGCAATTTCACCAAGTAGGTTAATTTCATTAACACCGTATTCATGTTGCCAAATATTAAATCCACCAGTAACATAAAATACCGATGTACCTACGGCAGGAGCCGTTGGAAAGTTAGTAGTACAAGTAATTAATGTTACACCATCTGGAGCAGTATTATTGTTAAAAATAAATTCGCTAGTGGCTACCATATATGTATTGTTAAGCGTGTCGGTTGTGCTAAAGCACAATGAATCCCCGGGACTAAACAACTGGGTTTGGTTACCAGATAAATACAATTGGTTTGCATTTGGAGCTGCTTCCCCAGATGGGGTTGTTATTACAAAATGCACTGTACTAAACACAGGATTGTAATTCCAATCGCACCAAATTGGTGTTGGAAACAACTCTGTGGTATAGCCACAAGAGCGTTGCGCTCCGATAGCTTGACCTGCATCATACCATAGCTGATCTTTTACGTTGTAGATAATGGCATCGGTACATTCAGTAGCAGTGCCTCTAGGATAAAAGAACCAAATCTCATTAAAACGTGGTACTTTGGTTGCCCAAACTTTTTGGCGTTGTGAGTAGTTTAAGTTGTCAAAAAGGTAGTTTACGTTTTTATCATTAGGTAATACTTTTACGCTGCCACCGTATTGATAGAATCGATCAACGCCCATCCAGAAATAAACGCCATCCATTTCAACAACTGCGTTAGACGACATAATCGAGATTTGGCTGGAAATAATATCGTAAGTCCAGTAAATGCTAGTTGCCTGAGAATTAAAGGACACACGGATTAAACTGTCAGTAGCCCAAAACAAACCAGATGGTGAGTTAGTACCACCACGCATGGTCATCCCTTTAACAATTTTGGATGGGGCTACGTTAGTTTGGTTGGCTAATGGACCATTCCAATCATAAAAGTTTCGATTGGCATAAGTGTTGTCTACGTTGTTGTTAGCAATAAAACCGTTTGAACCGTATACAAAAATAAATGGATATAAAACACATACACCACCATCAACGCTAATTGGTTTATAGGTGGGGTTTTGACCTTGACTATCTGATAGTCCAGTAAATGTCCATTGGTAGTTACTGTCTGGTGTAATTGCTCCGACCAAAACTTGGGAAGCCACACCGCTATCAATGTTAACTAAATTTTTACCAGGGTGTGCAAAAATGGATAGATCGCCACCTTGTGGGCTAAACTGTGCGTCAAACTGCCAAAGGTTTCTATACGGACCATCTACTGGATCTGGCGTAAATACAGCAGTATCATTTAAATACACCGTTGTAGGCGATCCAGCAATTGTTCCGCCAGTAACGTTTACTACCGTATTGGGTGAACTGTATGTTGAAGTGCTGACTGTATAATTTGTAGCAGTGTTGCTTTGAGTAAATATAACCTTAGTACCGGTTGGGAATACTGTGGTCAAATTGCCAGCAACGGTAAACGAAGAAGTAGTGTTAGACACCAAGCTAACAAACGCGGTACCCGGTAATATTTGCGCTGTGAATGGTCCACTACCAGTACCATAACTTGTACTAGTGGTGTATACATCCAATTCTTTGTAGTTACCAGAGAAGAGATAATTAACACCGTTATACGGCTGGGAAATTAAACCCCGAGCAATACCAACTAAACCATTAAACAACGTGCGATATCCGCCTATTTTCTTTGGCTCACCACGTTGAAAACGACACCACACACCATCGGTGTATTGATCGTTTTGGAATACAGTACCATCGCGCCTAATCCCAGCCGGAATTGCTAGGCTGTAGATTGAAGTATATTGCGAAGTATCCTGTTGCTGATTATCAGCGGCCATTTAGAATGTTCCACCGCTAATCAATTGAGCATTTAAGGTTGCAGCAACGGTAACCAACGGAGTAGAAGGATTGGAATTATCAATTTTAATAATGTCTGTTGAATTGGCTGATAGACCCAATATTCCATTACTGACCAAATACATGCCGGTATGGGTATCATTATTAAACGAATACGCTGGCAACGAAGCCGTTCCATTAGAAGCATAAAACGCACCAGTTGTAGCAGAAGTTAGTGGGTATAAATACTCACCGTCACTAAGCACTGTAACAATTTGACCAGAAGACAACACTAAAGGTACTTGTGTGCTGTTTTCGTTTTGGAAAGTAATGTTATAACCAGATTGATTTGTGTTATTAGCCAACACATAAATCTGGGTAATAGCTGGCAATGTTACTGCTAAGTTTTGTGTCCTAGTGCCAGATTGGGCAATATAAGTTTGGATGATTGGGGCAAAATTAACTAAGCTAAACGTATTAGTTGGAATAGAATCCACGTCATATGTTGCTGCAGTAAACGTCAAAGCGTTTGGATTAGCTAAACCAACAGTAATAAAACCAGTTTGCGATTCATTTAAAAAGATAAAGCCTGAGTCACCAGGATTAGTATTAATGGAAGTTTGACCATTAATCGTATTTGGTGAAGTAGGTGTAATAGATAACGTGCCAGTGCCGTTGTTTCTAAAACCAATATACCATCCTGTGGATAATGATTGAATAGATGGCAACGATATATTGCCAGCACCAGCATTCCAAACAAATGTTGCAGCACGGCTGCCGTCAGTAATATTAGGGGATACTGTTACATTAATTGGGTTTTGTGTAGTAGCTAGTTTGCCATCAGCAGTTGTTAAACCAGCGCCAGCCAAAGTGGCTGCATCAGCAATTGCTGTACCAGCACCAAAAGTTACATTTTGCCAAACGCCAGCAGCAGAAGTATTGTCAGTAAGATAGAAGTATTTACTAATACCCACCGGTACAGTAACACTGGCTCCGCCAATAAAGTTTGTAATAAGGAATGCGTGTGATCCCAAATTGCGGAAAAGAATGTCTGCACCCAAGGTGCCTTGATCAGCTTGCGGTAGAGCGATGGTAAGACCATCACTAGCAGCAGCGCAATCAATAATACGGGCAGCAGGAGGCTGACTGCCGTTAACAGTAGAAGGCCAGTAGAGAACTTGATTTGTGCTAAAAGGGAGAGCAAGATAAGATACATCCGTTGGTGTGACAACGGTGCCTGTAAAGGGTGAGGTATAGACTGGTGTCGTTGACATATTTTAAGGTTCCTGAACCGATACGTTGCGATCCACACGACGAGAATTGTCTTCTTTTTTAAGCGCCGCTAGTGCATCTGTGTAATAGTTTTTCCACATTTGTAGTTTATCTAGTGCCTTTAAATAGCCTTGAGCTTGTAATAAAGTGCCGTATAACATAGCTTGTGGCGCTATTGCTGTCCATAGATTTTGTTGATTGACTTGATCTAATGGCTGAATTTCAGCGTAATAGATAATTTCTACTGGATAGTTTTGATCTGGAGCTGGTGCAAAATTCCAGTTACTATAGTCGTAATCGGCGTAATACAACGGCTTGCCGTTATCAGATTCTGATAAATATTGTGCTATGTAATCTTGACTACGAAGCAATACTGGCGAACCATTAATTTTCATTGAGACCGTTTTACGCCAACGTGCTGGTTTGTTTAGTATGGTTTGGTTTTCTGCCAAATTGCTTTCTACTACAATTAGCTGCATATAAGTCTTAAGCTCAGCAGCAATCGACGACTCAGCCAACGCAATTAGGTTGGGAATCTGCGCAATAAAGTCTGGATCGTTACGTTCCATGTATTGCTGGACATTAAGTACCAGCGAATCATAGGTCATTATTACGCTCATCGTGTGTAGTAACTTATATTAGGTTGGAAGTAGATTGGTGACTTATCACGCTCTTCATTGCTTGCCTGCATAAACAACTTATCTGCTTGGGCTTCAAGATACTGAATACGAGCCAGATCACCTTGAGGCAATTGCAATGCTAGTTTATGAGATAAAGAAGCTTGAACCGAAGCTAACCAGCGATCCGGAACATACAACTGATTGGTCAGTGAACCAACGTCTTCCATTTGTTTCTCAACAAGAAGCTGGAACATCTGAAAGTCGTTATTGGGAACTGGCCACAAATACATTGAAGGTTCAATCGTGCGGTCAAACCAATACTGAAGAGAGCGTACTGAGGGGAATTGTTTGTTAGGAAGATTCCAGTAATCATCGCGGTTTAAGCGAGCTAGTGGAATAACTTGTTGACTGGTAGAAAATACCATCTGGCGAATTTGAAAGGTTGGCATAACCGTTTCGCGCAAACGATAGCAAAGATAGTTTGGTGTGGTACTAATATTAAAATAAGCCCACTCAGTATCTTTTAATGTGGTCGCTGGAAATTGCTGAATTGTCTTCCAAGTAACGCCATCGTTACTCACTTCATAAGCAAAATTGTAAGTCGTTGTGCCGCCACCTGTAGCATATCCATTAAAGCCAACATAGAACACTGGTTGGGCTTGTGGATAGGTTAAACCAAAGTAATTTTCGCCAACGGTTGACGTAGCGACTTGATTGATGTTTTGGTCAAATACAGTAGGGGAGTCTGGGTTATCAACCGGCAGGTACGCAGAAGCGGCAGAGTTAATAATGTAAACCCAGTTAGCTTCACGCACGTCAATTGTTGTCGCTGGAAGAACTAACTGTTGCTGGGCTGTCAGAGCGCCGTACAATTGGTTTTCTAATAACCAAAGGTTAACACCCAAATTAGATAGGTTTTGAAGATTGTAAAATAGCGCTTGCTTACCAGCGTCAATATATTCAGGCGTAATCTCTTCTGCTATTTTACCAGCATCACGATACGCGTACGAAATCAGTTGGTCGACATTAATTTTTGTCCGACCAGTGGTGTTGCTGTAAGCCAAGATTATCTCCCGCGGCCAGCGGCTCGCTTTTGTACTTTTTGTGGCAAATTAGGTTTAGCTTTACCAGCTTTAACAAACTCTTTGCCAACCTTCTTAGGAATTCCAAGAGTTGATTTGCCAGCGGCTGCAGCATACATTGCAGCCATTTGGTCTTTTGATTTAATTGGCATTATGAACAAGTCCCGCCAGTGTTCATCTTTTTAGCTTTACCACCTTGACGCATGTAACCCATTTTGTTACGCACATTGGTTGGTAGTTTGGCTAACCCTGGGTTCTCTTGTGAATCAACTTCTTTTAAAGAACCACCATCGGCCATCTTCTTAACTTTACCGCCACGCTTTTGGCCAGCGGGAATAGTAGAGCCTGAAGGAGCACCAACATTGGTTGGGGCTGGGTTCATGCCGCCTTGTTTGATAAACTCGTTTTGCTGTTGTGGGCCAAGATATCTCATGGCATTCCTAGCGCGATCCATCATACGACGGCGTTCCATATCATTTATAGAACCCACGCCTGTTCCGCCAGGCAAAGCGTTTTGCATAGCAGCACGTTCTACATTAGAAATAGCGCCTTGACCAGCCATACCACCGTCAGCCATTTTCTTTACAGACTTACCACCACAAAATTTTGCAGTAGTGTTATCACCTTTACCAGCGGCGCTAGAAGCGCTTGCTTTAGTGGGGGTGATTTGTTTTACGTTTTTAATGGCATCATAGTCGCCAGATTTTTTCTTGGCTTCATAAACATTTGTTACGCTGCCACCAGCCTTATACTTTTGAACGGTACCAACTGCTTTTTTAGCACGACCGCCTTTACGCAATTTGGACAAGTTAGTATGATCGCCCCCATGCTCTTGCTCATCATGCATTTTAAATGCTTTTTTAACAATCGCCTTATCTTGCTTAATGTCAGCAGTATCAACCTCGCCACCTTTTTTCATTTTGCCACCGTAGCACATAGCTTTAGGTTTGACGGATCCGCCGGTTTTAAAGCATTGCATTTTGGGTAATTTTTTGAAATCGTCCATGATATTCCTTTGGTTGTCCTGTATCTACTAATACGCTAAAAAGGGCTTTTATGCCCCTAAAAATAGTGCTCTTTCCCGTTTTCTACGGTTAATAAGCACCTCTGGTTTGTTCCACATTAGGATAGCGTCAGCCGCCCCTTTGAGGTCATTCTCGTTAATCTTACGTAGTACGGTAGACTTACGGAAATTGGTCTCTCCAATATTGAAGCACAGGCTGTACAGGGCGTCGTATTGGTTCTGGGTAAGGGGTACC